GCTGCCGTTCACGCAGATCAACCCGCGCCGGTACCGCGCCGCTGAGATACGCGCGGCGCAGGACGCGGCTGCGGCGCTCCAGCGCGGCGACAAGACCGCTGCGGCGGAGGCCAAGACCCGGCAGCTCATGAACCACCACCTGGCGCGTGAGGCCACCGCGGCCCGCGACGACGTGGTGAAGATCGCCGACTGGGCCGGGCGCTACGGCAAGAAGTCGATCCGGGAAAAGCTGGTGCGCGCCGACGAGGGCGGGTATCTGCGCCAGATCGACAAGATTCTGGCTCGGTTCGAGTTTCGAAAGTCCAAGTCCATGCGCGCGGTGGACGCGCACAACGAGGCGCTGGCAGCGTGGATGCAGCGCCGCATGGACGATTACGGCGATGAGTTCGCCGTGTCGGCTGCGGTGATGGATGAGACCTACGTCACCCACTGGAAAAACGTTCCGTACAGCGACTTGCTCGGGGTGCGCGACTCTCTGAAAAACCTCGAACACACCGCGCGACAGACCGAGAAGATCCGCGTCGGTAACGAGGAAGTCGACTTCGCCGAGACGGTGCAGAACTGGGTGGCGCACATGGACGCGGCGGCCCCGGACAAATTCGCCCGGCCCGAGGCGCTGGACGTGGTGAAGTCCCGCGGTTACCTGCGCTTCGCGATGGGCACCATGACCAAAATCCCGTGGATGGCGTCATGGCTCGACGGGGGCGAACGGGTGGGCAAGTCGTACGACCTGCTGGTCCGGCCGCTGAATGAAGCCTACAACGCCGAGCAGCAGTTGTGGACGCAGGCCGGCGCGCCGGTGATCGCGGCCATTGACCGCCGGAGCCGTGCGGCGAAGAAGCGGCACAACCGCGTGCTGCACATCCCGGAGCTGGCGGACACCGCGACCGGCACCAGGCTGGTCGGGCACCAGGTGCTGGCCGTCGCGCTGAACACAGGCAACGCGGGCAACCTGCGCAAGATGCTGCTGGGCGAGGGCTGGGCGCGGGAGGACAACGACGCCGAGATCGGCATGCACAACGAGAAGCTGCAGGCGATCCTCCAGCACATGACCAAGGAGGATTGGGACTTCGTGCAAATGGTGTGGGATCAGATGGACACGCTCTACCCACAGCTTGCCGAGGTACACAAGAAGGCGACCGGGGTCGCCCCGCCGAAGGTCGAGGCTGTGCCAGTCAAGACCCCCCACGGCACGTACAGGGGCGGCTACTACCCGGTGAAGTACGACTCCTTCCGCAGCCGCAGGGCGGCGGAGAACGAAGCTCGGGCGAACGAACAGGCGGGGTCAATGTTCTCGCCCGACATGAGCCTCAGCGCCCAGGTCACGGCGGGCGCGGCCAACGAGCGTACCAAGTTTTTCGACCCGATCCGGCTGTCGCTGGACGTGGTGCCGAGCCACTTCCAGGAGACGATCCATTACATCACGCATTACGACGCGGTGCGGTCGGTCAACCGGCTGATCCGGCACCCCGAGGTCGAGGCCACCATCACCGCCAAGCTCGGCCGCGAGGAGTACGCACAGCTCAAGCCGTGGCTTAACGACGTTGCCAAAGACGGCCGGGCACAGCCGGCGAAGAACATGCTCGACCCTGTGCTCGGCCGGCTGCGGTTCGGCCTGACGCTCGGCGTCATGGGCTTCAAAGCCTCCACCGGGTTGATGCAGCTCCTGGGCCTCAGCAACGCCGCCGGCGAGGTCGGCGCGGCCAACATGCTGCGCGCGGTGCGCAGCATTGTCGGCAGTCGCCAGAACATGCGCGACGCTTGGCAGTTCGCCGCCGAGCGATCCAAGATCATGGAGCACCGCACCGAGACGATGGACCGCGAGCTGCGCAACGCGGCGCAGCGGCTGCAGGCCACCACCGGGCTGGCCAAGGAGGGCGACAGCTTCCTCGGGCGCATCGCGGGCAAGATGAAAGAGGCGGACGCCAACCAGACGTGGAAAACCGTCCAGTCAGTGTCAATGCAGCACATCGCGCTGATCCAGACTTACATGGTTGATCTGCCCACGTGGTACGGCGCTTACTACAAAGGGCTGAAAGAGTGGGGCGACGAGACTCGTGCGGCCGAGTACGGCGATTGGGTGGTCGAGCAGGTTCACGGGTCGGGGTTGCTCAAGGACCAGGCGGCGCTGACACGGAACCAGAACGAGGCTATGCGCATCATGACAATGTTCATGACGTTCTTCTCGGCGCTGTGGAACACCCAGCGTGACCTTGCGCGAGGGGCCGCGAGCGGCACCTACAGCGCGTCGCAGATCGCCGCCAAGGCGATGTTCTTCTTCACGCTGCCGGTGTTTCTGGAAATGCTCATGCGCGGGGAGTTCGGCGGTGACGACGACGAGGCTGCGCTTGAGAAATACCTCACGCAGTTGGCGCTGTACCCCGTCGCCTCGGTGCCCTTTGTGCGTGACGTGGCCAGCGGCGTGCTGGGCGACTACGGTTACAATATGTCGCCGGTCGCGCAGCTCTTGGAGAAGGGCACCCAGACCATCCCCAAGGTGGTGCAGGCGCTGGCGGAGGGCGAAGCGCCCACCCTGGCGCAGACGAAGGGCGCCACCAAGACCATCGGCACCGCGCTCGGGGTGCCGGGCACGGGGCAGGCGTGGGCCACCGGCGAGCACCTGTACGATGTGCTTGCTGAGGGCGAGGAAATGACATTGCAGGAACTGACATTCGGGCCAAAGCGAGACTAATCACATGACTGTAAACACGACGAACATCACCAGCGGCCCGTACTCCGGGGACGACGCCACAACCAGCTTTGCGTACACCTTCCGGGTGAACAGCGCGGCTGAGCTGCTGGTGTACCTGACCGACGCGGAGGGCAGCACGGACCCGCTGACTGAGGGCACCCACTACACCCTGACCGGGCTGGGCGACGACGCAGGCGGATCGGTGGTCATGGTCACCGCCCCCGCAACGGGCGAGACGCTGTACATCAGGGCGAACTACCCAAACACACAGTTGACCGAGTTCACGTCGCAGGGCGGGTTCTTCCCTGCGGTGCATGAGGACGCCATCGACAAGTTGACGTTTCAGGTGCAGCAGCTTCAGGATCAGGTGAACCGCGCGGCCCGGCTTCCGGTGTTCGCCGGCGACGCGGTGGACATGACGCTGCCGAACCCGGTCGTGGGCAACGTGATCGGGTGGAACGCCACCGGGGACGGACTGGAGAACGCGGACATCAGCGACGGTAACGTCACGTTCAGCACCAACTTGGCGGAGAACGTCAGCTTCTCCGCATCAGAGGCGGGCGCCACGGCTACCGACGTGCGCACGAAGCTGCGGGAAAAAAGCACTGCGGGCGACTACCCCATCGCTGCGGACGGTCTCACGGATGACTCCGCGGCGATTGACGCCGCGATCACGGGTGCGTCTCGAGAGGTGTTTTTCCCCGCGGCCACGTACCGGATGGACGACGAGGCTGTGGTCGTGGGATACGGCGCGGTTGACGGCGACGGCGCCGCGACGGTGTTCGATCTCGTCACTGCGGACAAAAAGTTCGTCAGTTTCACTGACGACGGGACCACCATAACCGAGTCGCCCCGCGTCACGTCCGTGACGATCACCCAGGTGGGCAGCTCGGCCCTCGGCGGCGGCACGGCGAATAACCACGCGCCAATAGCGTTCACCGGCAGTTACAACGGCGCTGCGGTCCTCAACTGGCTGAACAACACCGCGCTCGGGACGAAGTGGGAGTACGGGTCAATGACCCTCAGCGACCGCACCTCGCGGAACGGGCTGTGCGCGTTTAACACCTACGATGGCGTCGAGAAAATGGCCATCGAGAACATCGGCGCCAGCTACACGCGCGTAATCGGGAACTCCGTCGAGGGCGCGAGGGGGACAGGGGTCCGCGGGGAGTCCCACGGGCTGCGCCTTACGGGGCTCACGCCGACCGCCCACGGTCACGACGCGCGGTGTAAAGGCGTAGTCGCCTCGGGGAACACCCTCGCGGGGATGCTGACAGGAGTGTCGGCGCAACACTCTGCGCAATTCTGGAACGTCGGGGCGACTCACCTGCACGACATCCAGGTCGGACTCCAGACGGTAATCCCCGCCAGCGCCGACGCGGTGGTCAGCCACGGGCGCACCGATTTCACGTTCCAGGCTCTGAACCAGGTGGCGAACATCGACGGCGGCGAGTACCTCGACCTGCACGTCAACGGGTCGCAGGTGGACTACGACGCCTCGTTGGCGGACAGCGGGAACGCGGTGATCGAGACCAACGCGCCCGCGTTCGGGGGCGCAGGGCACAACAGATACACCGGCATTATCCGCGATGTCGACGAAAACGGGATCGACGTGCGGTACCCGCACGCGGTGTTCGACGTGTCCCTCGTGGACGTAAACACCGCGGGGACAGGGGGCGCGTTCGGCGCGAGGCTGGTGGCGGGGGCAGACGGCTGCATGGGGCGCATCTTGGTCAGTAACTGCGTCAACGGCGTGACGATATTCAGCGACGGAAACAACCTAGACCTGCACGTCTCCAACGCGTCCGCGGCCGCGATAACCGTGGCCGGGGACAACAATCTTCTGCGAGTGTGGACCGACGGAACCATTGAGGTGGCGGGCACAGGCAACGTGGTCTCGGGGTACGCGGACGCGGTGCTCGACACGTCGGCCGACCCGATGTCGAACAACTATGCGGGCATGACCGGGATGTCCGCTACCCGCACCGAGTTCTCCGCGACGGTGGGGGGCACGGGTGAGGTGACCGTCGCTCACGGGCTGAAAACGGACAAGCTGGCTGTGGTCGCGTCGATGTTCGGCAGCGTCTCCGACCGAATCGGCGTCAAGAGCGTCACACCCACAAACGTCGTGTTTGAGATACGATCAGCCACGGGTGCGCTCATCACGTCGGGCACTAGAAGCTTCATGTGGCGGGCGCAAGCTCGCGACGCTTAGAGGAACGAAGGCGTTGCGTCGGGGGCGATCTGCCCCCGGCGGTACCGCTCGATTGAGCGTTTCAGCCCCTCCTGATCGTCGTGTTTCCGGTTGATCGCGTCAGCGACCGCGAGGTCGATGGTGTCGCGACACAGAATGCGGATGATTGACACCGGGCGGCGCTGCCCCTGGCGGTCTATGCGCCCGCACATCTGGACGTAGAGTTCAAGCGACCAGTTGACCCCGAACCACACCAGGATGCTGCCCGAATGCTGCAGCCCGTCGATCCCGTGGCTCATGCTGCCGGGGTGGCCAATCAGCAACTTGATGCCGCCTTCGTTCCACTTGTCGATGATGCTGCCGGTGTCGGCGCTCCGCGCCGCGGTGAGGTTCACGGGGCGGTACTTCTTGAACCGTTTCATGATCCGCTCGGCGTCGGCCTTGAATGAGTAACTGCACAGCACCGGCTGCCCCCCGGCCTCCTCCAGCACGTCCTCCAGCGCGTCGAGCTTGGCGTCGTGAACCACCTCGAACTCGGGTGACTCGGGCGAGAGGTAGGGCGCCCCGTTGCAAACCTGCAGGCACTTGTTCGACACCGACGACCGGCTGAACACCTCGACCTCCGCGCCGCTATCCAGCTTGGCGAACATATCCCGCTCCACGTCGTCGTAAATCTTGCGGGCCTTCGCCGGCAGATCGACCATCATGTCGGTGGTGCGGCACGCGGGGAGGTCGAGGTAGTCGGCCGCGTCCATCTTAACGGTGATGTCCGCGATGCGCTCCTCGATCATTTGCTTACCCACGTCGGTGGGTGAGTAGCTCCAGCCCATGTAGTCCGACGCGAAGAAGCTGTCCCGGTAGTGGGTGATGAACTCGCCCAGGCGCCGGCCCCCGTCAACCGCGAGGTACTGGCCGTGGAGGTCGAGGTAGCCGTTGCTCGCGGGGGTGCCGGTCAAGCCCATGCGGTACGGGAACTGATCTATCAGCTTCTTCCACCCGGTGATTTTCACCCGCAGCGGCTCGCCGCGCTTGTCTTTGGTGTCGCGGAACCCGCCCTTCATGCGCTTGGTGGTGCTGTTCTTGAGCTTCGATACCTCGTCGTAGACCACCATTTGGAACGGGAACTCGCGGCCGGCGCTGAGGTAGTAGTGGTCGAGTGTCTCCGCCAGCCAGTTCATAGCCTCGTAGTTGATGAGGTAGATGTCGGCATCGGCGAACAGAGCACGCGCACGGGCGTCCCTCGTGCCGTGCAGGACGCTGAACCGCAGGTGGCGGGTGTGTGCCCACTTGCGCGCCTCGCGCGCCCACACGGACTGAATGACGCGGAGGGGGCCGAAGATCAGCACCTTCTTGACGTGGCCCGCCCGCATGCGGTCGACGATGGCGGTCAGGGAGACGATGGTTTTACCAAGGCCGACCTGCAGCCAGAACATCGAGTCCTCGTGTGTCAGCGCATGCACGATGCACTCGCGCTGGTAGTCGTGTAGCTGCGTCGGAAGTAGTAGGTTTGTCATTGCTGCCGTATCCATTCTACGAACTGATCCACCCCCGCCGCGCCGTAGACGGTGTGGACGTGCGCGCCGGCTTGTCTCAGCCGCTCATGCTCGCGTCGCTGGTGGGGGCTGAGCACGCCGTCAACTGTCTTGACCTCGACGAACACCACCCGCCCCGCCAGTACCACGATGCGGTCGGGAGCACCGCGCCTGGCGGGGTTGACCCACTTCCGGGTCAGCCCGCCGAGCAGGGTGATCTGGTGATCGAGGTAGGTTTCGACCTTCGCCTCGCGGGTGCCCACGCTACTCGGCGTCTGGCCAGCGGGGCGTGTCGTTCAGCGGCGGCAGGTCGTCTGCGGCGCTGTGCGGCGCGTCAGGGTCGGCGGGCAGCTCCGCCAGCCACTGCGCGTATGTCGCCGCCTTCTCCGCGTCCCGCTCGGCGCTGCCTTTGAAGTTCAGCCGGCAGGTGTACGCGAGCACCGTGCCCAGCAGGTACCCCTTGTACTGCTCCGGGGTCAGCTTCGCGCGGATGATGTTCAGAGTCTCGATGCCGCCAGCGTCGTAGTGAGTCGATCTGCCGTCGAGTGCCATTAGTATTTCTTCCCGTGGCACATATCGACCAGGTGCGTCACGGAGTGCGCGACGGCCTGCTGCATCTCGTCAGTTTGAATTTCGTCTGATCGGGTCATGGTGTTAATCCTTCGTGTAACGTTTGGTGATGAACCCCGTGGCACCGAGCCACATATCGGCGGCCCACTCGGGTTGTTGTGTCATGCAGCTTTCGAGGGTCGCAAGCGCGGCCTCGGCTGCGTCGGTCTCTACTTCGATACCTATCTCGTCATGCACATGCAGGATCACCGGCAAGCCCGCCGCCTCGGCGCGCATGATGCCGCTCCACAGTATGTCACCCGCAATACTTTGTACTACGTTCTCAGTCATTCCGCCCGCGTGTGCATAGATGCGGGTCCATTGGTTCTTCTCGTTCATGCCCATGTAGCTGAAATTGTCCAGCCACTGGACCTCCTCCATGTACCCATGTGCGACCAGGTGCGCGTCGGTCCACCCGAGCTTGAGCCACTCCTCGTAGGGTGCGTCGCCGGCCTTGGCGGTCATTGTCTTGTCCGACCACGGGGCGGCGCGCTTGCGCACCTCGGGGCGGTAGTAGCTCAACGCCCTGCCGCTGGGCAGCCAGATGCGGAGGAACTCGGCGTCGCGCTCAATGCGCATGCGATACCCCGTGACCTCTCCGCCGTTCTGTGTGACCGACATCACCGCGCTGTAAACCCATTTCCAGAAGGCGGGAATCTCGGGGTACATGGTGCGGAACGTATCGACCGCACGCTGTGCGTCGGCCTGCTCCATATCCACGCCGTAGCCCTCCGCGTAAGCGATCAGCCCGCGCCAGCCGAGCATATACCCGCAGTTGTGCGCGATCACGGGGCCGCGGTCAGTTCGGATCGTGTACCTGCTCCGCGGGCCTGCGTTCAGTATGTCGTAGGTACGCGCCGCGGCAGAGGCTTTGCCCGTCGATGATCTTCTGCGCGCTCTCTCCCGCCTTGATTTTCCGGGCGACGGTGCCCTTGTCCCGATACCGCGGCGCGTGCTGCCGCCAAAACTCTGCGGCGGTGTACCTTTCGCCTTCGTGAAAAATGAACTGATTGACGCGCGTGTTGCTCGTATTCCCGCGCCGATCCGTGAACCGGATATTGCCCGCAACATAGTCGCCATCGTTATCGATGCGGTCAATTTCCAGCTCCGCGCGGTCCCACCCTGGCAGTGTGACTGCGTGCTCGACGAACGCCGCGGCGCACCCGAAAGCGTCCCGTATGCCTCGCCCCCCGTAACTCGGCCACGCTCTGTTTCTCGGGTTTCCGCATCGGGACTTAAGGGCGTAGTACCTGCCCGCCAGCCGGTCGAAGTCAGCTTGTGGAATACCGAGCGCAGTAGCCCCGGAGCGCTTCGACGTAGCCTCGCGGTTTGCGCAGGTGACGCAGCTCCTAGACCTCCCCCCGGTGAGGGTGCCCGTGACAACAGTGCGCTCCGCCCCGCAGTCGCACCGGCACCGGTATCCTGTGTGGGGGCCGTCATATGCGGTGACAGTCCAGCGACCAACTCGGTCGCCCGCCTTAAATCTTCGCCGTGTAGGTCTTTCCACTCCGTCCAGTGCCTCCCGGTAAGTATCAAGTGATCCGCGGTCGCACGCACACCGTGCTGGTCTATGACGGGTTTCACCCCTTGGTCGATCACGCCGCCGTGCGAGACCCATTCGACGCCATCCCAAACCACGTCTTGGTCACGGATACACACTATAGGCACCCACCCGCGGCCGGTCAATATCTGGGTGTCGGCGGCGAAGCACCCGAGCACAGGGGGCTTGGCGAATGTCCGCTGCTTCTTCGTCACCTCGTCGTAGGGGGTGCCGTAGTATTCCGAGGCGAACACCTTGTAAGTGTCCCGGCCGTTGCGGAAGGTGTCGTCCACCTTGTGGCATTCAGTGATCCACCCGAGCACCACGGACTCAATCGACGACAGATCGCAGGCGACCAGGGTCTTGCCCTCCTCTGCCCGGATCACATGGCGGATGGCCCCGCCGAGGATGTCGGCCACAGGCATGCCGTAAGCGCCCTTGAGCAGCCCCGACGAGCCGAACCCTACGCCGTACACCAGGCGGTCGAGCCGGGCGCTGTAGCTCTCGGGGGACTCACCCTTGCCCGGCTCGAGGAACGGGCGCTTGAGGTTCTGGAGCTGGATCATGCGACCGCCCACCCGGTCGGTGCGGCTTGCGCCCTTGTACTGAAACATCCCACGCGCACGGTCGTCGGGCATGCTGGCGTTGATGACCGCGTTATATTTGGCCGTCGCCTTGGCCTCCTTCTGCGCCCACAGCTCGACCGCAGGCCGCGCCGCGTCGGGCAGCCGGCCGTGCTTTAGTTCGGCGGCGAGGTAGTCCTTGCGCAGGTTTTCGAGGGCCGCGCCGGTGTTGGTCTGCAGCCACTCCATGAACGGGCCGCGCGTCACCCGTGGCAGCCCGGTGAGGTCTTGCAGCTCGCGGGTGAGCGCCTGCCGCTCGATGTCCCACAGCTCGATTGCCGACGCGGCGAAGTCGGTGTCCATCGGCACGCCGCGGTCGTTGATCCGCTGGTCAGCGCACCACTGGGCGTAGTCCCAATCCGACATGGCGGGGAACTGTTGCATCCAGTGCCGCAGCCGGCGCTCTACGTGGACATCCTGCCGGCAGTAGTCGCAGAACTCCTCCCACTCGGCGGGCCTGTTCGCCCAGTCGTACCACGCCGCTTTGTGGTTCTTCGGTGCGGGGGTGCAGAACACGTTGATCAGTTGACCGCCGCGCTTGTCTTTGCCCTCCAGCCCCACGGCTCCCAGGGTCTTGTCCAGCCCCCCGGCGAACCCGAGGTAGTAGGACTCCACCATAGTGCAGCGCCACTGCTCCGGCGGCACCTCGACGCCGAGACAGTATCGGGTGATCAGCCGCTCGAACTGCGCGTTGAACGCATGCTTGCGGACGTGCGGCGACCGGAGCGCGTCCGTCAGCCGTGCGGGAGCCGGGCCTTTGTGCGCCTCCCACAGCTCGACCGGATCATCGTCTATGGCCCACCCGAGCATGAGGATACGGGTCGACGGGTCCGACGCGTACTTGTGCGCGCCGGCGGTCTTGATGTTGACCTCGGACGCGGTTTCGTAGTCAAGGTGCAGACGTGTCACCGGCGCGCCCCTTCCACAAGCCGCCGGGCTTCCGCGATCACGGCCGCTTGGTTGAAATTTCCGCCGGCAACATTTTCAGCCAGCGCAAGGAACGCATTCCGCTCGTCTTGCAGGTCTGTCACTGGGTGGTGCGCCGTAGGGTCGTAATCGTCCTCGCGCCGACGATCTTCATACCCGCACTTGTACACCAACGCCACTGGGTCAGGTTTCATTGTCAAGTCCTCCGTGCCGGGGGCCGTGACCCCCGGCGTTGTAGTTGTCAGACGAATGACGGCGCGACCGCGTAACCCTGCTCGACCATCATGGCGTCCGTCCACCCCTGCGCGACGAACGACTCGTAGGACGCGCCGTTGGCCTTGGCAGTCATGATGAGCGTGGGGGCCGGTGCCGCAGGCACAGGGGCCGGCACCGGGGCCGGTGCGGGCGCAGGTGCAGGAGCCGCCCCCTGCGGCACCGCCGTCGGGGCGGGGCCGCCGGCCAGGTCGCCGAACAGGCTCTGCGCGGTGGGGCCGCTGGACAGCAGCTCGCGGTCGATGGGACCGTCGGCGTCAGTGACGGCGGTGCCGTTCAGGTAGCAGTTGACGCCGCCGTTGCCCTTGGAGTAGCCGGCGAACGCAACGTCCACGTGAACGATCTTGCCGACGGTGTTGCCGTCCGCTGTGGGGTCGATGATCTCCTCCATGCCGTTGGGGCCGAACTTGACGAACGCAGGGCGCGCATAGTCCGCGCTGCTGCGGGCGCGCAGCGCCACGTACCCTGCGAGCGCGCCGTCACACTCGATCAGCGGGACGTAGCTGCTGGCAGAGAAGTCGGCGGGCTTGGCGGCCTCGATCTGCGCGCGGATCGTCGCGGTCTGGGGGTCGTCCCCGCGGACCAGAACCTCCAGCCCGTAGCGGAGCTTGTCGGGGAAGTCTTTCGGGGCCGATGCTTTGGTCAGGTGGACGTAGCGGGCAATGCCTTGAAATCTCATTGGTGTATCTCCTACAGGAACGATGGGACAGGTGTCGGTTCAGGGGCGAGGTCGCCGAACATCACGACCGCGGTGGCCTCCGCGGGCCGGGCGACCTTCTTCAGCTTCAACGGGCCGGCCTTCGCGACCACGAAGTCGGCCTCCAGCTTTTTGCGCTGGCGGTCGGTGAGTGATTCCGACTTGAGAATCTGCGCGGGGCTTGCGAGCTTCTGCGGGTAAATCTCTCCGCGCGGCAACTTGCGCGCCTTGAGCGCCGCCGCCACCGCTTCATCGCTCACCGCCCACACGCGGGACGCTCGGCCGGGCGCCATCTCGTAGCCCGGCACCGACACGCCTGCGTCGATGCGTCGCTGCACCTCTTTCTGCACGCGGTCGTAGGCCGACATCATCGCGTCGTGGGTGTCCATCAGACTGGCCAGCTCCTCGTCGGCCAGCTCGGACAGTTTGTCGAACATGCTCGCCAGCGCGGGCAGTAGGTCGCCCGCCGCGGGCGCGAGGCTTGTCTCCATTACGGTCTCCACGGCAGCGGTACTGTGTGCGCTGCAGTTGGGTTTGTGTTTGCACCACTGGCAGTGGCCCTTGCCCCCTTTGTTGTCGGGGGTGAGCGGTGCGTCGGGGTCGTCGGTGCGCGTCGCTGCGGCGTTCAGCTTCTCCAGCTCGTCGATCAGCTCGGCACTGGTCAGGTGCTGCGACCGGATCGGGTCGTCGGTCTTGGGCTGCACCACCGTCGCGATGAACTGCCCCTCGACGGGGCGGAGCGGGCGCACCAACTCGGGGCCAGATGCGATGAACAGCCGCGCCTTGCCGCCGATGTACGCCAGCAGTTGCGAGTTGCCGCGGACATGCACCCAGCCGCGGCCGTCCTTGTAGTCAATAACCTCCAGCGTGTGCAGCGTGCCGTCGTGGCGCGTCGCGATGATCGTAATGTCGGCGGTGCCGTTCCAGTCAGTGCGCCCGAACATGCCGCCGGGGTCAGACTTCGACTCGGAGAACACCGCGACATTACCGGTCGTGCCCAGCTCCCCGCGCAGCTCCTCGACGCGCCGCTCGATGTAGTCGAGGCACACTTGCACCCGGTCGCATCGGTCGGCCGTCGCCACCCAACCGAGCGGCTTCTCCTCGTGGCCCTCGCCGAACGTCTGGCCGAGGTAGCTGTCAGCCCGCACCGCGTTGTCCATGCACATCTCCAGCAGGATGTGCGAGCCGGTGCCGTCAATGGCGGCGTCGCCGGGGATGTCCGGGTAAGCCGCCTCCTCGCGCACCGAGCCGGCGCAGTGGGGCCAGCGGTGATTACTGGGGCTGAGTCGTGCGTGCGTCCCCATCACACTGTCACCGCGCGCACAGCGTCCAGCAGCGGCCCGTACTCCGCGGGGTCCAGCTCGTCGATCTTGGTCGCGCCGCGGGCCTTCAACTCCTCGAAAATGCGTGCCCCTTGGTCGCCGATACGCATGGCTTCCTGCTGCAGCGCAGCATTCAGCTCCTCCGGGGTCATCGCGGCGGAAGTCGTGGGGGCTGCCGGTGCCGGCGCGGGGGTGGGTGCCGGGGCTGCCGGTGCGGGAGCTTCGGGGGCGGGGGCTGCAGGTGCAGGAGCCTCCTCCGCAAGGACTGCCGCGCTTGCCGCGACGGCCGCCGCGGGGGGAGCCTTCCAGTGCGTGGCGAAGGCGGTCGCGGCGTCGGGGGCCGAGCCGCGGGCGATCTGTTCGAGCGCGTCGGCGATGCGTTGGAGGTTGCTTTCAATGCTCATTGATTTGTAGCTCCATGTCCTCTTTCGAGGGTTCGATTTTCAGACGGCCGTCATTGGCCGCGCGGATGATCCGGCGCAAGAACGCGCTGGTGCTCTCGGCCCCGTAGCGGGACACTGCTTGCTCGCGGAACAGCGCCAGCACGTCGGCGTAGTCACGGAACATCACGTAATCATCGAAAGGCTTCGACATATTGGTTCTCCTGTGTTGTCCAGGGGTACATTAGCATGCGCCTGTCATACTTGCAAGGGGAAAAAATGGCCCTCTTAGGAGGGCCGAACACTTCCCGCAGCGACAAAAACCGGGGAGCCACCGTGTACCAATGAAGCCTGGGCGACGAGAGCCTCGCCGCGCTGTTGCGGGGTCATCATAGCATAACGATGTGCATCGCGAATGGCCCAGACCGTCTTGGCGGTGCCCTTGACGTTGGCCCGGACGCGTTCCACCCGCGGGATGTCGCCGAGTGCCAGCCCCACCGACTTGGCGCTCAGGCTGCGCACCTCCACCTCGTCGCGCATCGCCAGGTGCATTCGCAGCGTTTTGAGCGCCTCGCCTGGGTGAATGAGGTCGTGAGCGAATACGCCGATCCGGTCGCGGATGCACTCCTCCACCAGCAGGCGGACGGGCGATTTGCTGTCGTCGGTAATCTCGCGAAGAAATTGTGTCATCGGGGGAGCCTCCTCCGGGTGGAAGTTTGTCAGGTCTACCTCGTTGCGCAGGTAGTGGATGCAGTGCTCGACGCCGCCGGCCGCCATCCACTGCCACGCTGCGCGCCAGTAGCGCGCCCACTCCGGGAGCATCTCCCCGTAGTCGTCGCGGATTTGCAACGGAGTCCACATCGCGTAAATGCGGCGGCTGACCTCGTTGAGTCTGATCGGCTGCCGACTGTTGGTGGCCATCGTGACGTTGACCAGATTGGTAATGAACTGCACATCCCGGCCCTTGCCCTCGACCGGGATCACCGCCGGCGGTGCTGCCGCCAACTCTTTGATCCTCACAGACACCTCGCGGGCGGCTCGGTGGTCGCCCAGCTCGGCCTCGTTGACGTGCAGATGCTTGGCGCGCATCAGGTAGCTGTTGAAGTTACTGACCAGCCGCTCGCCGCCGATGGTGGTGCTGTACTCACCCATCGCGGTCATCAGCGGATGTAGCAGGAAATCCTTGCCGACACCCTCGGCCCCGCCGAGGAGCAGCATGTGGTTGATCTTGCGTTCCGGGTGCAGGACGGTGTACGCCATCCACTGGAGCATGTGGGCGCGGTGCCCGCCCCACCCCATCTGCTGCCAATGGTGCAGCCACATGTCGCAGTTGCCCGCGGCGCCGAGCGGGGTGTGGGCCTGCGACCAGGTGTTGCCGTAGACCACCCCCTGGCGCGTGAAGGTGCGCGGCTTGGCGGGGGCGAAGTCCAGCCGGTCCACTTTGGCCACACCCCCCTGCAGTGCGGTCTTGCGCGCCTCGGTGTCCTTGTCCATGTGCGTGTTGCTCCACGCGTCGGGGGTGTAATACTGGTTCTTGGCCGGGTCGTAGAACTGGTTGAGCGCCGCCACGAAGTACACCCCCGACATGAACGAGGTGTCGGCCTGTGAGGCGTACCAGCGGCTGCGCTCATCGCGCAGGATGTCGCGCAGCTTGGTCTGCGACCAGCGCATCGCGTCGGCCACGATGTCGTGCCAGTGAGTGCGCTCAATGGTGGGCAGGTCGTCCACCAGGCGGAGTACCTGCACCGCGAGCTGCCGGGCCTCAGCGTCCGTGTGCGGCACCCGCCGGAGCTGGTCGACCGCTGCGTCGAGGCCGTCTGCGGCCGGCGGATCGGGTGTGTCGGCGGTGCCCATGAACGACACAGCAGGCGGCGGCGCGGGCGGCGCGGTGGGCTTGGGCACCAGCTCACCGGCGAACACTCGGGCCATGCGCCACGCCATGAAGCCGTCAGTCCACCCGGGATGTGACGCCTCGATGTAGGCCATCAGGTCGCGCGCTGTGCGCTGCTCACACGCGCCGTGGTGGCACTTGAACCCGAGGGATCCGTCGTCGTTGGTGAACACCGCGGAGCCGCTGTCGTCGCCTCCTGTGTGCTCCTCGACCCACGGGCACACGACATCGAACCTGCCAGCGCCGCGCACCTCCTTGACGAGGATCAGGTCGGGCAGGTGCAGCACCGGGTGGTCGGGGACATCGGTCGCGCCCTCCAGCCGCTCGCTGCGGCGGGCTGCGTTGATGTCCACCCGGAACGGTGCCGCCAGTTGGTGCAGGTTGTACTTGCGCTCGGGGTTCCACGTGAGCAGCCGGCACTTGAACGGTTGGCCGTCCACCAGCTTGGCCGCCTTGTTGTTGTAACCCCCGGGCAACCGGACGTAGCGCGTGACGCCCTTCATCCCTGGGTCTTTGCCGTCGGGGGCGAGGCCGTTGGCCACCAGGCCGTCTAGCAGGTTCTCGACCTGGGCGCGATCACCGCACGGGTGGTCGAGGATGTACCCCCATTGCTCGCTGCCGGGGCTGGTCTCCAGCACGTAGCTGGGGGCCGGCAGCTTGGCCGCCTCGGCCGCGGGCAGCTTCTCTCGCACGTCGTCGAGGACAATCACATAGGTGCGGAGATACAGCGCCTTGCGGCGGCGGGCCTTGCCGTTGTTGTCGGGCGAGAATACCGAGATGCAGAAATACTGGTTGCTCGGGTCGCCGTCCTCGAACCCGGGCCAGCGCCCTTGCCAGTCGCCCGCCCACGCCGCCAGATGGCGGTTCTTGGGAATCGCGCCGGGGTCGTAGGTGAACTTGGTAATGTGAGCAAATGGCGCATCGCGCCGAAAAACCTCTTGCAGAAAGTCTGTGTTTCGGATCATGTCGCTGCTCTTGTTGTCGGGGAGCGCGCTGCTTTTGTTGTTGTGTCACGCGCGAGTCATCATAGTCC